CTTTTCCTCGTCTCTCTCTCCGCGGGCTGATGCCGGCTAGTCAGCCCGCATATGGGGCGCGGTATCAGCGGATCCGGCGGATGCAGCTTGGGTCGGGGACTTTGTGCGCGTGGTGTTTGCAGAAGGGCGTCCGGACTCAGGCGAGGACGCTTGATCACAATCCGCCGCTCGCGATGCATGTGCATGTTGAGGGGTCGGGCTGCTGCCATCTGATCCCGTCGTGTGTGGAGTGCAACCGGACGGGCGGCCACCTGGTGCAGCAGGGGAGGTGGCGGCCTGACGAGTTGCCGGTGGCGCCGGAGCCGGAGCCGGAACGTGATGGGTTGGATCAGGCGGATAAGCGTTGGCGGGTTCCGTGGTTGAAGCCGTTTCGGCCTGCGCCGGCGGATGCGAGTTGGCCCAGGTTGATGACGGTCCCGCATCGGCGGGCGGTCGGTTCGCTCGGTCCCGAGTTCATTGCTTGGGCGGAGGAGCGGAGCGGCCCGTTGCGTTGGTGGCAGAAGATGGCGGCGACCCGGATCCTCGAGGTTGACGATCGCGACGAGCTCTGTTGGGAGACCATCGTTTTGTCGATGCCGCGCCAGCTCGGCAAGTCATGGTTGTTGCGGGAGTTGTGCTTCTGGCGGATCCATCAGCGGGACCGGTTCGGTGAGCCGCAGGACGTTCTGCACACCGGCAACAACTTGCGGATCTGTGTGGAGGTGCAACGGCCGGCCAGGTTGTGGGCGAAGTACCGGCCCGACGAGTACCGGGTCCGTGAGGCGAACGGCGAAGTGCAGATCGAACGGATCGAGGGTGGGTCTCAGTCGCGCTGGATGATCCTCTCGAACGAGGGTGTGTACGGGTATGGCGGCGCGATGGCCGTCGTTGATGAGGCGTGGAAGGTCAAGCTCGAGAATGTTGATGAGGGCCTTGAGCCGACGATGGCGGAACGGGTTCAGCCGCAGTTGTTGCTTGTCTCGACGGCGCACCGGCTGGCGACGTCTCTGATGTTGAGTCGCCGCCAACTCGCTTTGGAATCGTTGGAGGCTGGTGAGGATGAACTGCTGATTGAGTGGTCGGCGCCGGCGGGAGCCGACGTCGACGACGAGACGGGTTGGCGGCAGGCGTCGTCGCATTGGTCGCCGCGGCGGGAACGCATGATCCGGAAGCGGTTGCAGGCTGCGAGGGAGGGCGCGATCGATGATCCGGAGGAGCCGGATCCGCTCGCGAGTTTCCGGTCGCAGTGGTTGAACCAGTGGCCGCGACGGATCCCTGACCTCGCAGGCGGCGTCGAGGAGTTGTTGCCGGCGGGGTTGTGGGCGGACCGGGCGGTCGCGGGACTGGAGTCTGCGGGCGCGATCTGGGTTGCGATGGAGGACGCGGCCGGCTGGCGGTCGAGTGTGGCAGCGGTCGGCCGTCTCCCCGATGGCCGCTTCGAGGTTGAGGCGTGGAGTTGTGACGACTGGAAGACGGCGGTCGAGGAAGTGGAGGAGCTCCAGTCGCATCGGCAGATTCGGCAACTCATCGTCGGCGCGAACATGCTCGAGGGGATCCCGGCAGGGATGGTGCCGCAACCTCAGCGGGCAGGCGGCACCGAGACCCGTCGGGGGTTGTCGCTGTTTCGGGATCTTGTCGCGAGCGGCCAGCTCGTCCATGACGTGACGACGTTCGAGCTCGACGCGGCGATGGCGACCGCGCATGTGCGGGAAACGACGACGGGGCTGCAGTTGCTGCCGGGCGAGCAGATGCATGTCGTCAAGGCGGCCGTCTGGGCGGTTCAGGCGGCCCACAAACCAGCGCCTGTTCCGGCGATTCGTTAGCCGTTAGGGGGGGCGAACCGAGGCGAAAGTGTCACCCAACGCCCGGTGGTCCGCCCCCCGCCCCTGTATTCTAGGTGGCGTCACTCAACGCTAACGGAGGCAAAATCATGACTAAGAGTCAATACGTGGAAGCGGTACTGTGCGCCCTGGGGGTTCTGCTCTTCCTCTGGCTGAAGGCAGGCGCCATCATCGTCGACGTGCTCTGGCTGGCCCCGATCATCATCTCGATCGAGCTTGGCGTCACCCGGCACCGCAGCGGCTGGATGTGGGGATTGTTCCTTGGCTGGCTTGGCGTGCTGATCCTCGCGATCATGCGGCCCGTCCAGCGATCCGTGAACGTCTGAGTTAGTTCGGCGCGCCGAAAACCTTTTCGGCGGGCGGGCCCGCAAACGTTTACAGTGGTGGTCGTGTCCCGCCTGTTTTCGCGGGCTATCCGTCCGCCGTCGCCTGAGGTCCCGAACGGGAACGATCCCGCGACCGCGGCACCGGGAACGGTGGGCCCGCCGAACGTGAACCCTGGTGACCCGGACGGTGTCACCGTTGAGGGGACTTCGCCGCCGTGGGCGCCGCTGCCGAGGATCGTCCCGTCCGCCTGGTCGGGATGGCCGGCGGAATGGCAGACATCGTGGTATTCGGCTACACGGGTGCTGGCTGACACCGCGTGGATGTGCATCGACTGGAACAGTTCGCTTCTCTCGACGATGCCCCCGTACCTGGTGGACGCTGCCCCGACCCTTGACGCGGACTGGATGACGAACCCGAACCCGGACGTGTACACGTCGTGGGAGGAGTTCGCGAAGCAGTTGTTCTGGGATTATCAGGCTGCGGGTGAAGCGTTCGTGATCACCGACGCCCGCTACTCCACAGGGTGGCCGTCCCGCTTCCATGTCGTGCCACCCTGGTTCGTGTCGATCACCGTCGAGGACGGCATCCGCCACTACTCGATCAGCGGCCAGGACGTGACGGCGGACATGCTGCATGTCCGGTACACGTCGACGGTGTCACAGGACGGGCACGGGCACGGGCCATTGGAGGCTGGTGGTGCTCGCCTGGTTGCGGCGGCGGTGCTGGCGGAGTACGCGACGAAGCTGATCGGTGGTGGCGGCATCCCCTCCAGCGTGCTCGAGCATCCCGAGGAACTAACAGCGGACCAGGCGGAGCTCCTGCAGGCCCAATGGGTGAACGCCCGGTTGTCGAGCATCGGTGAGCCCGCCGTCCTGTCGGGTGGCGTCACCTGGAAAGCCACCCAGATGAACCCCAAAGACTTGGCGCTGCTCGAGATTTCACGTTGGACGGAAACGAGGATCTGCTATCTGCTGAAGGTGCCGGGCGAGCTCGTCGGGTTGGCGACGGAGGGTGACCGGCTCACCTACAAGAACATCAACGGCCTCTATGACGCGCACTGGCGGGCAGGGTTGCGCCCGATGGCCCAGTCGGTGATGGCCGCATTGTCGTATTGGGCGCTGCCGCGGGGGACGACGGTTGAGGTGAACCGTGACGCCTACGTGCAGCCGGACCCGCTCGAGCGGGCGCAGACCGCCCAGATCCTGAACGCGATCGTCGACAAGCAAGGCAACCCCGTCCTGACCGTCGAGGAGATCCGGACAGCGGAACGACTGGACGACAAGAGCCCAGACCAAGCTGACGTGAGTGGGGTGTTGAAATGAGCGAGCCGCAGGGACCTGTTCACTACCGGACCGCAACCCAGGTCGGTGTTGATTTCCCGCAGCGGATCATCGAACTGATCGTGATGCCCTACAACACCGACGCCTTGGTGGATCAGCCGTACGGCAGGCCGGTACTGGAGTCGGTGGCGGCGGGCGCGTTCGACGGGATCGAACGCAGGGCGAACCGGATCCGTGTCAACCGGGATCACATCATCGAACGCACGATCGGCCGGGCCGTCGCGTTCCATCCGTCCCGCACAGAGGGCCTGGTTGCTGAGCTCCGGATCGCCCGCACCATCCTCGGTGACGAAACACTGCAGCTCGCCGAGGAAGACGTGCTTGATGCGTCGGCGGCGTTCATGCCGATGCCGGGCGGGATGGAATGGAGCCGCGACAAGAAAAGCGTCGTGTTGACGAAGCTGTGGCTGGGACATATCGCGATGACACCCGAGCCCGCCTACGAGACCGCCAAAGTTCTCGCCGTCCGCAACAACCAGCCCGACACCGACAATGCGGAGCCTGGACGGGTTGAGACGCCGAACCTCGACATCGTGAAGGCGTGGCGGCTCGAACAGATGTATGATCGGATGGTTCGCTGAACTACCAGCCGTTGTAGACCACTGGGTGGGCCGGCTGTTGCGGGGGAAGCGACGCTCGAGCGACACGATCGTTTTGTCAGCTTGCGTCCAAAGGAGACCCCCGTTATGCGTCCCACAGACCAGATGCTCGCCCGGATCGCCGGCGAGATCGAAGAGAAACAGACCTTCATCGACGGCATCGTCGAGGCCGCCGAGAACGAGCACCGCGACCTCTCCTCACAGGAGATGGAGATGGTCACCCGTTCCCGCGACCGTCAGAGCGAGCTGAACGCGCAGGCCGGCCCGATGCAGGAAGCCGCCCGGATCGCGCTCGAGTCGCGGGAACGGATCATGCAGATCGGAAAGCTGACCGGTGACCAGCCCGAGAAGTCACGCGAGGTGTCCTATCGGTCGGCCGGCGAGTACGTGCTCGACCAGTGGCGGTCCGGTCTCGGTGACGGTGACGCGTCACGCCGCCTCGAGATGTACAACCGGGCCGCCAGCCATCAGACCACGGCGGACAGCCCCGGCCTGATCCCGACCCCGATCGTCGGCCCCGTCGTCGACTTCATCGACGCATCCAGGCCGCTGGTGACGGCGCTCGGGCCCCGCCAGCTGCCCGGCCAGAACTGGTCACGCCCGAAGGTGACCCAGCACACCACCGTCGGTGTGCAGTCTGGTGAGAAAGCCGAGCTGACGTCACAGAAGATGACGATCACGAAGCTGACCGGCACCGCCGTCACCTATGGCGGCTACGTTAACGTGTCCAGGCAGTCTGTCGATTTCACGCAGCCTGGCGTGATGGACATCGTGATCCAGGACCTCGCCGGCCAGTACGCGATCCAGACCGAGCAGGCCGCCTCGACGACGTTCGCTGCGGCAGCGACCGCAGGGGCGACACTGCCGACCGGCGCGAACACCGCCGACCAGGTCGCCGGCGCGTTGTGGGCGGCGGCAGCACTGATCTACACCGGCACCAAGGGGATCGGGAAAGTGTTCGCGGTTGTCCCGCCCGGCCTGCTCGGCGCCTGGGGCTCGCTGTTCGCCCCGTACGGGCCGATGAACCAGCAGGGCCAGGGATTCTCGGCGGCGAACTTCTCGACCGGCCTCGCCGGCGTGATCGCAGGGATCCCCGTCTACGTGTCGACCGCGGTCGCGGCCAACACCGCCCTCGTCCTCTCCAGCGCGGCAGCCGAATGCTACGAGGAGCGGATCGGGTCCCTGCAGGTTGTGGAGCCGTCCGTCCTCGGCGTCCAGGTCGCCTATGCGGGCTACTTCACACCGATGGTGATCGAGCCGACCGGCATCATCAAGATCACCAAGACCCCATGACCGACGAACCGAAAACCACCGACACTGGTGGCACGGTCTGGGACGCCCCGAACCAGCAGACGGTCCGTGAGGACGGGTCGCCGCCCTGGGAGGAAGGCACCGGTGGTGGCGGCGGCCCCGACCCGCAGAACGCGGACACCGATGTGTCGCTGGACGAGATGACGAAGGACGAGCTCTTGGCGTACGCGCAGGAGCTCGGCGTTTCCCCGGCCAATGCCAGCATGACGAAGGATGAGTTGCGGGCAGGCATCGACGCGAAACAGTCGGAATGAACACAGGAGTCCCGGGACAGCTCGCCGCGTACGCCTCGAGCGACGAGCTGTTCCGGATCCTGAAGATCAGGTCACCGACCACCGACCAGACCGCGGCCGCCGACCGGCTGTTGGCGATCGCGGCCGGCGAGATCGACGCGAGGCTCGGCCGCACAGACCCGCTCGAGACCTGGCAGACCGAGCTCGTCACCGAAGTGAACCTGGAACGCGCCGCCGAACTATGGGCCGGCCAGGAAGTCCCACTGGGTGTGATCGGGTTGGACAGTCCGACCGGCCCCACCTATCTGCCTCGCAAATCCAGGGCGCTTGAGAAGTTGACGCCGGCCCGGCAATCGTGGGGTGTCGGGTGAGCAGCCTGCTCGAGATCGTCGCCGCACTCGCGGACGCACTCGAGCCGCTCCGTGACGAGATCCCTGACCTGCAGATCCATCCGTACTGGCTCGCGAACCCGACCCCGCCCGCGATCGACATCTATCCCGGTGACCCATTCAGTCACGGCACCGGCTTCGGCATCGGCCACGACGTCTGCTTCTTCACCGTCCGTGCAAGAGTCACGACCGCCGACCAGCAAGCCGGCCAGGAAGGACTCCTCGCGCTGATGGACACCAACTCATCAACGTCGGTGGAGGCGGCCCTCGTCGCCGACCAGACATTGGGTGGTGTCGTCGGCTCCCTCGCGGTCGGTGAACAAGACACACCCGGTGTGAGCGGCTACCGCGTGTACGTCGAGGACGCAGCAAGCAACGGGCGCCTGCTGGGCGCCGAATGGCGGGTCGAGGTACTCACATGACGACGTACAAGATGATCGGGAGTGGAGGTACTCACATGACGACCTACAAGGTCACAGGTAACACGGCGTTCGCCGGCCATCAGCCCGGCGACACGTTCGACGCCGACCTGACAGACGACGAGGAGGACCTCGCCTTGGAGCGGGGCGCCATCCAGGTTGAAGGCGGCCGTTCCACCAAGACCACGAAGAAGGAGAAGGAAGATGCCTAAGCGAGTCGCCCTCAAAGACCATGTCCAGGTCGCGTTACAGGACCTCTCGACGTTCGCCCGGGCGGTCACGTTCTCGAGCGAGCACGCACGCATCGACGTGTCCGGCTTCAACGCGACCGGCAGCGACGAGTTCCTCGCCGGCGCCACCACCCAGTCAGTCACCGTCGAGTTCTACAACTCGTACGGAACATCGGAGGTGCACCAGACCCTCTATCCGATCCACGCGAGCCGGTCCGTTGTCGCGTTCCAGTGGCGACCCGACCAGACCAGCCCCATCTCGGTGACGAACCCGGAGCTGCGCGGCAACGTCCAGTTGCTCACCTACAACCCGGCCGCCACCAGGGGTGACGCCGAAACATGGTCGGCTGACTTCGTTGCCGCTGATCCGGCAGGGCTCGCCTACGTGACCGTCGGACCCTAGATGCCGCAGAACGAAACGATCGTCGTTACCGGCTACAGCGGCATGATGAAAGCACTGCTGCGCGCCGACAAAGACGAGAAGAAATACGTGCGCAGTGTGTTCCGTGAGGTCGGCCAGGAGATCCGTCAGGACGCCGCCAGCCTGTTCGAGCCCTATGACCGGAAGACGGCGGCCGGCTACCGCGTCTACGTGCGCCAGCGTGGCGTCGCCGTCGAGCAGTCACTACGCAAGACGACCGGGAAGCATCCCGAGTTCGGATCACTGCAAATGGTGAAAGCGCTCGTTCCCGCGTTGGAAGAGGACGCGCCGCATCTCGAGCGTGGCATGGAACACGCATTGGACCTGATCGCCGCACACTTCGAGGCGGCCTGATGGCGTACCTCGTGATCGAGGACGTGAAGCCGTGGGACGGCCGCTACGAGCTCGACCTCGACACGGCCGAGCTGACCCGGCGCGAATGGGGCTGGATCAAACGCCACAGCGGCTATCTACCGATGACGATCGGTGAAGGCTTCGACGGTGCCGACCCCGCGCTCGTCGCCTGTCTCGCCGTCATCGCCCTGTATCGCGCCGGCAAGATCACCGTCGACGACGTTGGTGGCGTGTTCGAGCGGTTCGAGGACACGCCGGCGATGAGCACGATCCGGATGGAAGGAGACACCGAGCCGGATGATGTGGCGGACCCTCCCGTAAGCTCGAACGGGAGCGCGCACTCTTCTGGGCCCGTTACGAGCGCGAGCTCGGCGACCTCGGCCAAGCCCCCGAACGATCCTGGGACGCCCGACTCGGCTTCTTTGGAGTGGACGCTTCCCAGGTCGGTGACTTGACGCCCGGCCAGCTCCTCGGCTGCGTCGACCTGTTCGCCGCCATCCACGGCAGCGGTGAGGACGACTAGATGGCCCGCCGGATCGGTGTCGAGCTCGTCCTCGATGACGCCGCGTATTTGCGCGGCCTGAAACGCTCCGCCGCCGGCACCACCAAGTTCACTAAAGAGGTCGAGCGGGCCGGGCGTGGCGCCGCCGCCGGCACAGGTTTGTTCCGGGGCATGGGCCGTTCGATCGCGTTCGCCAGTGGCGGCTTCCTCGCGTTCGACAGCGCAACCCAGTTCCTTCGCTCGAGCGTCGACGCTGCCCGTGACGCCGCCGTGGGCCAGCGCGCCCTCGCCGCCCAGATGAAAGCGAGCGGCCAGTCGTTCCAGCGCAACCGGGAACGGATCGAGGAGACGTCCCTCAGTTACGCAAAGTTTGGCTTCACCAACGATGACGTGATCAGGTCATTGACGGTGCTCGAGCGTGGCACCGGCAGCATCAACAAAGCATTGCGGCTGCAGACGTTGACGGCCGACCTCGCCCGCGCCAAGAACCTGCACCTTGCCGACGCTGCCAACGTCGTCGCGAAAGTGTTCGGTGGCCAGGAGACCGCTCTGCGCCGCGCCGTCCCGGGTTTGCAGAAGACGGCGCACGGCTGGGACCTGATCACGCAAGCCGGGCAGCGGCTCCGCGGTCAAGCTGCCGCGAACACCACCGCCGCCGAACAATTCTCGGCCGCCCTCCACAACACCCAGGAGATCGTCGGGCAAGCGTTACTGCCGACCCTGAACCAGTACCTCCGCTCGATGACGAAGTGGCTGGACAAAAGCGAGAACCAGAAGAAGCTGCAACATGACGTGAACGTCGTCACCAAGCTCGGCGCCGACAGTTTCGACCTGCTGGCAAAAGCGATCCAGGGCGCTTCCGGCGCCTACAGCATTTACCAGGGACTCGTCTCGCATGCGCCCGGCGGCAAGCAGGGACTGCTGCAATCGTTCCTGACTCCGGGCGGAATGATCACCTACCTTGCGCGACGGTTTCAACAGCACGGGGCCGCCGGCCAGTCGATGACGCCCGCACAGATCATCGCGAAGGCCGCCCGCGACGGAAAGTTCGACCTCACCACCGGGCTACCGTTCCCACCGCAGGCCCGGCCAGGATCCCCAGCGACCACGACCCGGCGGCGTGGCGTGTCGCTCACCGGCCAGTTCAACCTCGCCGAGCTCCGACTCGCCAAAGCACAACTGACGGCGACGCAGGCCGACGACCGGCGCATCCTCGTCACCGAAGCAGCGATCCTCGACAAGCAGATCGCGGGCACGAAAACGCTTAAGGACAAGATCAAGCTTACGCAGCAGCTCGCCGGCGTCCAGGGCCAGATCCTCTCGATCGACCAGGCGAGCGCCCAAGTGATGAAAGAACAGAACCAGACGTTGAAGGACCGCGCCGACGCGATCAAGTCGGCGGTGCTCGACAGGTTGCAGCAACGGCAAACGAACGTCGAGAACAAGCGGGCACTCAGGGACGCGAAGGACGCTTTGCATACCGCTCGGCTGATTGGTGGGCCGACTGGTATTCGGCTGGCCCAGCGCGGCGTCAGTGATGCACGCTTCGCCATCCTGCAGGCCAGGCTCGAGGCCGCACCCTCCACGTTGCGCGCCGGCAAGTTCGCGCTGGGCAACATCATCACCGTCAACGTGCACGGCAGCGAAAGCCCGGAGAAGGTGGCCGCCCAGGTTGTCGCGATCATCCAACGCAAGTCACGCCACAACAGCACACAGTCGCGCGGCCCGACCGCGGGACGCTAGATGGCGATCCTCGGCGTCAGCCTCGCCCCCGCCGACCTCGCGCTGGCCCCCACCCCGACTTGGGAACGGATCGACACCACCTACAACGTGCAGACGTGGACGATTGATCGGGGCCGCCCGAACGAGATGAGCCGCACCGGCACCGGGACCGCCCACATCGAGCTCGTCGACCGCACAGGCGACTTCGACCCCACAAACCCCGGTGGCGCGTTCTACGGCCGCCTCGAGGCCGGCGTACCGATGGGCCCCTTGGTGCAGGCCGCCATCGCGCTACAGAACCCCGTCAGCCTCGCCTGGTCAACCCTGTTCCGCGGCTTCATCTCCTCGATCCAATGGGTGCCGTATCAGACCGAGGAATGGGCGAACGTGACGATCGACCTCGTCGACGCGCTCGGCATCCTGGCTGCCGCCGAGATGCCGTTACCGCCGCTCGGCAACTTCGGTGACGACTACGCCGAAGGGAACATCATCTTCAACGAAGACCTCGGCACCAACGCCGTCCAGACGAGAATCAACAACGTGCTCGACCGGATGGGCTGGCCCTCATCGCTGCGGTCGATCTTCACGGGCCGCGTCGGACTGATGAAAACAGTCGTGGCGCCCAGGACGACCGTGCTGACGGTGCTGCAGGACTGCGCTGACGCGGACTTCCCTGACATCGCAAACCTGTTCGTCGGTGGCCCACCCCATCCCGGCTTCATCGTCTATCACGGCCGCCTCGCACGCTTCGACCCGACGAACCCCAGTTACGGTCTCACGACCTGGCATGTCGGCGACGACACCGCCGCCGCCGTCTCACCGAGCACAGTCGTCCGGATCTCGCCGCCCTTGGTCGCATCGCTCGACGACAGCTACCTGTACACGTCGGCGCTCGCTGGGCCGCAACCAGTCCCCGGCACCGACATTGATCTGTCCAGCCAGTACGTGCAAGACGCGGGCGCGGTCGCCACAAAGGGCTTACGTACCTGGAGCGCCGAGAACCTGCTCACCGCCGGCGGCGTCGGCCCGACCACCGCCCTCGAGGAGACCAAGAAGTTCGCCACCTACGTCCGCGACAACTACCCGACACCCAGGGTGCGTGTCGGCCAAGTCACAATCAAGCCGCGCCGCCCGGCCAGCATCAACGGGCCAGCAACCTGGGCCCTGCTTTGCGGCATCGACATCAGTGACGTCGTCCACCTGAAAACGACGCATCACGGTGGTGGCGGCTTCAACACCGACTTCTACGTGGAGGGGATCCACTATGTCGCCACACCCGGCCCCGGCGACTTCCACATCGTCGAGCTGACATTGGACCTGTCCCCGAAGGGCTACTACAACACGCCGATCCCCTGATGCCGAACAAGCAGCACACGATGCATGGCCGCGACCACGAACACGGTGGCGCCGATCCCAGCCTGATCCACTGGGCCGACACCGACACCGGTGGCGGCGCATCAGCCGGGTCGGCCGCGTGGGCGCTCTACACCGGTGGCGGTGTCACAGTCCCAGCGCCCGGCACGACCCCTGCCGGGATAAGCCTGCCAAAGATGGCTTATGGGCCGCCAGGCCAGACAGCGTTCGGGCTCGCTCACGGCACGGGCGGCTTCTCATCGTTGTATGGAGTCACCGTCAACGAGGCCGGCGTCTACAAGGCCACCTGGCACTTCGAGTTCTCAAGCTTCACCGATAACGACACCATCGGGACCGACCCTGACACCGGCCTGGGGATCTTCGCCTACTGGGCCGACTCGAACCAGGCGCGGCGCCAGTACGACCGCCTCCTGTTCAACGCCACCACAGCAACCCACTTGGACCGCAGCCACGTCTTCTTCGTCGGTGGCGCCCTCTGGACCGGCGGAGTCACGTTGCCGCGTGTCGGTATCCCCCGCCTTCAGTCGATCGCGGGATTCCACACGTTCACCTGTGACATCTGCACCGTCTTCATCGAGCAGCTCTCAACGACCTATGTGACGAACGCGCCGTCGGAGACACCCTAGATGGCCAGCAAGTTCTCGAAGATCAATTTCGGGGCCGGCCTCGCCGTCACGGATGACGGTGACGGCGAGATCACTGTCAGCGGCGGCGGCGGCGTAGCCGGACCCGCAGGCCCGACAGGACCCGCCGGCCCCACCGGGCCGCCTGGCAGCACAGGAGCGACGGGTCCGCCTGGCGCGACCGGCCCTGCTGGGCCGACCGGGCCAGCCTCAACCGTCCCAGGCCCGGCAGGACCGACAGGGCCCGCCGGCGCCACAGGTCCTGCAGGCCCCACAGGGCCCGCCGGTGCCGACTCAACCGTCCCAGGCCCCACCGGTCCCGCCGGGCCGACAGGACCAACAGGAGCAACAGGGGCAGCGTCCACGGTGCCCGGCCCACCAGGACCGACCGGCCCAACAGGTGCGACAGGCACGGCAGGGGCTACCGGCCCTGCAGGCTCTGCGGCAACAGCGACCGCCGGCACAACCGTCACCACAGCGCCCGGCACCTCCGCCATTGTCACGAACGCGGGCACTACCTCGGCGGCCGTCTTCAACTTCTCGATCCCGCGTGGTGATGTCGGGGCGACAGGCTCAACCGGTGCCACCGGCCCGGCCGGTTCGACGGGTGCGACCGGGTCCCCTGGTGCTGCGGCGACGATCACGGCAGGCACAACGTCGACGACGGCGCCTGGCACTTCGGCCACCGTCACGAATGTCGGGACCTCGTCGGCAGCCGTGTTCAACTTCGCGATCCCGCGCGGCGACGTCGGGGCTACCGGCCCTGCAGGCTCAACCGGGGCTACCGGTGCGACGGGGCCAACGGGGCCGACCGGCGCTACCGGCGCGTCGGGTGCGACAACGTTCATCTCCGGTACGGGCGCACCCACCAGTGGTGTCGGCAGCGACGGCGCCATCTATTTGGACACCGCCACAGGCCGCTTCTACGGCCCCAAAGCCAGCGGTGCGTGGCCGTCCACCTCGTTCGGCCGGCTACTGATGCCCGGCAACACCTACACCGATGTTGCGGCCAGCTACACCGACTACGCCCGCCTCCTCGCCGGCTAAAGGAGCAACCGATGCCAACCACCCCCGTATACGCGCTCCGCTATCCCGCCAGCACCGACCCCGCCAATGTGCCATCCGATATCGGCAACCTTGCCAGTGACGTCGAGAAGGTTCTCGGTGGCGCCCTCTCAGCGACACCGCCGGCCAGCCCGGTCACCGGCCAGTTGTGGGCGTTCCCTGCCGACGCCACCAACGGGATCGTCTGGCTGTTCCGCTACAACGCCGCGTCCGCATCCACGTACAAATGGGAGTTCGTCGGTGGCCCCGACATGATCTCCTTCATCAACACCAACGAGTCGACGGCCTCGGCCTCGGCTGCCGACCTCACGACGGTCGGCCCCTCGATCACGCTCGCACGCGCAGGCGACTACGAGATAGCGTGGGGCGCCGTCGCCTACAACACGGTGACGCCGGCGACACAGCACATGGTGCTGAACACGACGGGTAACCCCGAGACAGTGTTCACACCCCCCGCAGCCAACGCCTTCGTGAGCATCGGTTCGGGGTATCGGCCCATCAACGGGATCGGGGCCGGGTCGCTTGTCAAGGCGCAGTACTTCACCTCAACGGGCACCGCCAGTTTCTTGTACCGCTACCTGAACATCCGCCCGGTCAGGGTCTCGTAGATGAGTGGTCCGGCGCGAGCGGTCCGAGCAGACAGTCCGAGTGGACGATCCCGTCGGCGTCGTCGAGTATCGGCGCGATCAGCATCCGGTCATACGGGTCGGGGCCCGCACGTCGAATCCCGACCACGTCTTCGCCCTCCCGGAGTGGTTTCCCACAGATGTCGCAATCCATCGGGAATGAAGGGTAAATGAGATGAGCGGCGACTGGTGGGAGCAGCCCTATAAGGGTGGCCCGATGGTGAAGCTGCCCGGCTTCCCCCGCCCGTTGTACCCGCCAGACGCTGCTGCGCATGGGAAGCACCCGTCGATGGACGGACCGGACGTGGAGGCGTACAAACGCACCGTGTCGCGGGCGGGCCGTTGGCCGTGGCAGCCGTTCGATGAGGCGTACAGCAATGCTTTCGCGCACGGCAAGGGCGGCAACGTCCGCGAGACCGGTGTGGCCGGTGTGCAACGGCAGCAGCACATCGACGCGACCGGCTGGATCGGTGAGAAGACGTTCAACACCCTCCGATCGATCCGCTGCCCGCAGGGGCCGCACGAGGGCGAGATGGCGATGGACGCCTACGCCGTCGAGCTGCTCGAGCAGGCATGGGAGCTCTACGGCGGCCACGAACCCGCACCCGAGCCGCAGGGCACCGTCCGCCAGGCCGCACTCAAGAAAGCGATCAGCCAGCTCGGCTACACCGAGTCACCCGCAGGATCGAACCAGAACAAGTACGGCGACTGGTACGGCATGAACAACGTCCCCTGGTGCGCCATCTTCTGCACCTGGGCGTACGAGCAAGCCGGGCCCTCCCCCAGCTTCGTCAAAGGCAGCCGCTACAGCTACTGCCCCTACATCGTCAATGACGCCCGCAACAACCGCTACGGCCTGAAGACGACCGACGACCCGATCCCCGGCGACCTCGTCGTCTACGACTGGGAATGCGACACCGTCCACGATCACGTCGGCCTGTTCGAGAAGTGGACGGGCGGCGGCGCGTTCAACGCGATCGAAGGAAACACCAGCACCACGAACAACTCGAACGGCGGCCAGGTGATGCGCCGGTCCCGTTACCTCGCCGGCCAGCCCACCGTCTTCGTCCGCGTCACAGAGCCCTAATGGTCGCCCTGACCGATGGGGGCATCATCACGATCAGCCTTGCCGGCACCGTGATCACGATCGGCCTGCTGATCCTCTTACGCATCCTGTTCAGGAAGGAGCCGTCGCCGCCGTCGTGGCTGCGGTTCCGGATCGGCTTGTTCATGGAACGCGACCCCCGCGCCCGCGACGACGACCCGCCGCCCCCTTAGCACACCAAACCGCATAAACCGCAAGCGATTTCGGATGTTGGGCAAATATTTTCCCGCTATTTGCGTCTTTCGCGTAGCGTATTTTGGTGACTGGTGCCAAACTCCACCGCTATGCAGGGCAGGGGCAAAGGACGGGGGGGGGGGGCGTTTGCAGGGCGGGC